TGGTTGCATTATTTAGTAATATTTCGAAAACCTGTTTGTTCTGTGTCTTTCTCGCTGCTGCCGCATATCTTGCTGGAATGGATGTTACAAGACTAATATCGTCATCGATAAATGCTTTTCTTGAAAGTGTGAACTGACGACCATACGTCCTCAACTGGCGAGTTGGCAGTTTCGCATCCGAGAATACGTCGTGCTTTAATTCACCATTTTCAGGAACCTCATAGAAGCTTCCAACCGGTCCAGCAAGGTAATAATTATCATGCTTCTTAAAATCTGATAAGCTTCCCTTCTTAACGAACTGATCAAATGTGACCGGCGCATTTTTGTGTCCTTCTTTGTATGACTTTTCAATCGTCTGATCAAGAATGGATGGGAATGCTGATTCTGGGTTATAGAATCCTCTCTGAAGCATACGATAAATTTCATCTGCCCCTTTTCTATATAAAGATGTTGCATTCTGACCATCTTTCTGCAGACATTCAATTGCCAGTTCTTTCATGGACATTCCACGCAGCTCATTTGCTCCTTCTTCTGTATTTTCCAGAGTCATTCCTGATCTAAGCATCAACGCATCGGACGCTGCTCGTCTAAACTTATCACCTTCATCGTCTGTGACTGTTGCGTTTGCTGTTAATGGTGAGCTGTTTCTTCTTAAACCTTCTAAGATAGCAGCTCTTACCTGATCTTCTGTAGCTCCGTTCTGGATATACTGCGTCGGATCAACTTCAAAGTCTCGACACATTGCAGAGATGTTTGAGATTCTTGTTCTCTCCTGAGCGATCGCACGCTGGGTGTCTCCCTCGCCTTCATCGCCACCATCACCGTTTCCAGTCTGTGTCTGAGTTTCCCCTTCTCTCGCATGGGCTGCGTTGTTGGACTGAGTACGCTGCGTATCAATCTGCTGTTGAAGCTCATCGAAACGTCTTGTCTCTTCTTCCGACATTGCCCTGCCCTGTGTTCTTGCGTTATTAACGAGCATCTGCTGCTCATTAATCATTTCTTCAAGTGTCATTTTCTTACCTCCATGTTCATGTTGTTTTTATTTATCTGAAGCTGTCTTTCGTATAATTCCAGCAGGCCTCTTTTTTCTGTAACTTCTTCTGTCGATCTTCCAACTCCGACTGTAGCATCCGCAGGCACTGACACGATGCTGATCTCTGTCGGTGTCCATTTTCGTGCAATACTGCATGGCCCAGTAAAACGCCCGTCAGCCGATTCTTTGCCAGGATTCACTTCCTCCCATGAATCAACCACATATCCGACCGATACACCTTTTAAAGTTCCAGATTTAACCTTCTGATAAATAACGTCAGAAGCTTCGTCGTTATCAAAGACGACCTCGGCCTTCCCTCGATTGTCTTCGATCCACGCTTTTTGAATTTTGCCAACGACCTTATCTCTGTTGTGGTTAAATAACAGGCAGCCGATTGAATTAAGTCTTTCTAAATCTACACAGCCTTCTGCATGATCTAGAATCTCTGGGCCGAACCATCTTGTATATGGTTCTTCGGACGAGAAACTAAGTTCGAATGTTCGTTCGTTTCCTTCTCCTCCGATTGCCCTGATTGAGCAGTCCATTGCTTCTCGGTAGCCCTTATTCTTCTCCTTCGTCGTCTGGCTTCTCGATAGGTTTCTTTTCATTAGTTTTTGAGCCTTCTTATTTGCTCTCCACCTTTTCGTCAAAGATAACACCTCCTAAATCAATTCCTTTTTTCTTTCCATAAGCGATTACTTCGGCCATGTCGTCAATCTGTTGCCGCCAGTCTTTTCCGGCTTCCGCCGCAATCTCTTTAAATGTTTTCTGGCCAGTGTTCATCGCTGTCTTTGTTGCGTTGCTTTCTTTCTGTGGATCAATCCATTTTTTTGGAGCTTTGATCCATGTATGATCGAGATAATTTTCTTTCTTATCCCAAAAGTCTTTGATCTGAATTTGACCTGATAAGACGCAGGAAATGACAAATGATTCATAGATTTCATCCATCACATCCATGATCGCATCTACCTCTTCCTGATAGGTCATTTCATCTTCGATCGCTCCCTGACGTGCTGATGCATAGTTTGTTTCACTCATATCACGCGACGTGGCTTCATATGAAAGTCCTTGTCCAGCTCCGATCATTCTCTGCTGCAGCTTTGTAAATGCTGTCGCATCGGTTGCTTGTCCTGTTGGATTCACCACTTGAACGTCGTCTCCTGCATTCAGTTCTTTGATCATTCCGGGAGTTAGCGTCTTTCCATCATAGTCGTGTTTCGCCGAATTATCCGAGTTTGTTCCTCGCCCAATTCCAACAGGTGGGAGTGTCTTCTTGATAAATACAGAAAGACAAGCGGCGATTCTTTCCTTCACGGATACAGCTGTCATAAATTCGTTTGTATCCCTGATCCTTGGAATCGTTGGACTCATGTCTGACATTTCCCTGACCTGTGACGGGCGATTCTTTGTGTAATAAAAGATCACATCTTTGGCCGGAACGAATCGCGGAGCTGAAAGAGTAAATCCATCAATGTCATATTGTCTGATCCAGTAACCGATTGGTCGGTTATATTTGTTGTATTCAATGCCGCCGATCACTCGATTTTCATTTTTCTGCGTTCCTGTGCGCATATTATCCAGTTCATCTACCTCGATCATCTGAAGCTTGAACGGGATCATTCCATCGTTCGTGTATACCTTTACGAACAATATTCCTCCGTCTACTTTCTTTCTAGTGACGGCCATTCTCATAATCTGCATGAAGTTCTGTGTTCCAGTGACATCGCAGTTTCTTGCTTTGCACCATTTTTTCCAGAGTCTTTCAAGTTCTTTATTGATTCTTGAATTTTTTCCATTCACCTGAAGTTGGAAACCGGCACCGATCACATTTCTTCTATATGACCTGAGAACAGAATTCATAATATCTGAATTTCGTTCGAGATCTCGAGCGCGAGCTCTCACAACATCTCGGTACGCTTGATCTGTTGCTTCTGCAGATCGATTTGTCACTGCCCATCCGGCATTTAATCGGCTATAGTTTCCAGCATCATAATTTCTTATTTCATCCAGATTGCTTCTCCATGCAGCTCTTTTTGCTCCCCATTCTGGAGATATAAATGAAATCGCTTTATCTAACCAGTTCATTTCTTACCTCCCGTCAAACATCGCGACGTATGTATTGTCGAGAATCGAGCTCTCGCCTTCGGCACTCACTTCTGCCTGGAGTTCTTTTTTTAATGTTCGAAGCATCGACAAATCAGCTCTTGTCAGCTTCCTGCTACCAATCTGATAAGACTGACCGCCGACCAGCACGTTTGTGATTGCTTCATTTACTTGCTGCAGCATCTCTGCTGCCGTTATTCCTTCGGCCATACATATTCCTCCTTATAACCAGTTTTCATTTGCTCCAATCCAGTTTTCTTCTGGCGTTTCTCGCACCTCTTCCACCGGAGCTGGTTCCTCTTCCTGCAAGTGCAACGTTCTAACACCCAGAATATCCGCTGCGGCCATTTCATAAACAGAACAGTCGAGATAATGATTGTCACTATGGCTATGCTTTGGCACCCATCTCTGAATCATTCGTGATCCAGATTTGATATTAACCTTATGCTCTGCAGTGACCTGCTCTGCATATTCGCGATCGCATCCCTGATAAACCATCCATGCACCTTTTCCATTCTCTTTTTTCATTCGAGAGGCGATCATATCTTTGTATTTATCAGTATCCACAATGACCAGATTCATTCCGTGCGCCTTGCTTGTCGCTCGGTTGATTGTCGATAATTTAAAATGTGACATCATCGGATTCGATGATCCTTTTACTGGCATCGCCCAGTCTGAGTTGGACGCGCAGAAATCATACGCTGAATCTGTATCATATCCAGAATCGACTAAGCAAAGGCTGACCACAATAGCTTCTCCATCTTCTGTTCGATATGCCAGATTCATGATATTTTCAACTTCCTGGAAGGATAGCGCCTGACCATGAGCAATATTCTGACTCGTTATATATGGTCCCCAGGCTCTGATGCTCCAGTACAAACAGCTTTGCTGCACATCGACTCCGCCGGTGATGAAGCTTGCCCAACTTGGCACAATCAGCTCTTTTAGATCTGTCTGCCGCTCCATGACCATGTCGGCCGATGTCTTCAGCTTGGTGTCTTCCCATGGTTCTGCCAGCCATGAGTTGACAAAGTTCTGGAGAAGTTCCGGAGAGTCTTTGCTATCCAAAAACTCTTTCACGATTTCTGAAAAGCGAACAAATGGTGAATATAACGTATTGATCCAGAATGCCACTTTTTTAGAGTTTTTTGCACTCCTGCGGACCTCTCTCCACTCTCCATAGCGAATCATCCGGTCTCTGTCCTGATCTGTGATCTTACATCCACATTCCTGGCAAACATACACGGCCATATCCGCACGTTCTGAATTATCAAGTCCTTCTTCAGAAGGAAATCTCAAATTTGAAAATTTCAGTTCGATATATTCTCCGCAGTGAGGACACGGGACAAAGTAATGCTTTTCAATGTCAGCGCCCAGTACTGCCTGCCAAATGTGGCCACTCTGCAGCGTTGGCGTGCTTGTCATGTATATCTTTTTCTGATTTCTGAACGTTTTTGTTCGTTCTCTAGCCAGGCGGATTGGATCCGCTTCTTTTTTACTGGCTCCCGGATATTTATCTACCTCATCTAAAAAAAGATACTTGATCGCTTTTGATGCCAACGCTGACGGGCTGTTTGCCCCGTTAAGACTTAGATACATTCCATCGAACTGCATTTCTAAGATGGACGATTCATTTTTCTTGTACACATTTCGCAGCGGTTTGCTGGCCATCATCATTGGCTCCAGCCTGTTTTTACTGATACTTTCGGCCAGTGTATCTGTGGGATAGACGACCATGGTTGGCGACGGATCCTGCTGAATGACATATCCGAGCATGTTCTGCATTGCCTCAGTCCCTCCGATCTGAGTCGGCTTGCAAAATATGATTTCTTCAGTATCATAGTTATTGAATTCGTCCATGACCTCTTTTAAGTATGGAGTTTTGTCATTTCTCCACGGTCCTGGCATTGCCGATGTCTTGGAATCCAGCATTCTATATTTTTCGGCCCATTCTGAAACTGTCAGATTCTCCGGAGGCTGCAGATATCTTAGAACTTCTTTCTGATATTCAGTTATATTATATTTTCTAATCTGAATTCTTTTTCTTTTTAGTTCCATGTTTCTTCTCTTCTTCCTTCGGTTCGACGATTCCCGCGATCACGAAAGCTCCAAGAAGTTTATTAACCTCATCCGCCAGTTCTTTTTCCAGACGTCTTGCTTCAGATGGATCCAAAGCTGCAGATATCATTCCGATCAACCTTGAAGGGAGTGATATTGCAAATTTTTTAAATGCTACGAAAAATTTTTGATAGTCAATCTTTACTTCCTCAATTGCTATATATTTTCCGGCTGCAATATCTGTTTTTAATCGATGAAGCTCACCCTGTGACTCCTTCAGGGCGACATCTGCTCTCATTTTTTGCTCTCGGAGCTCGATTTCTTTGTCTGTACGATGCTGCTTTCCATACGCCTTATCTGATAAATATTTAATATAAGACTGAATTGTTGGCACCAGATCGTATCTTCTTACTGTTTTTCCACTTTCTTCGTCGATGATCTTCGTTGTCTTGATGATTCCTTCCTGAGTAAGTTGCTGGATGCGCCTTACAGAAACGCCAAAAAGCTGTGCTATTGTCTCAGTTCGTTGAAAGTTGCCTTTATTTTCACTCATAAATGCCCCCCCCCAATCTGATGTCTATTTTGCTCATAATTCTAGATCTTGACTGATACTTTTTCGCACAGCCTTTCCTCCTGTATAATTTTCCCAACGCCGAACGATCACATCGCAGAATTTTTCATCTAATTCCATCAGAAATGCTGTTCTGTTCAGCTGCTCTGCTGCCATGAGCGTTGATCCGCTGCCTCCGAATAAATCAAGGACGTTCCATTCTGGCTTGCTTGAGTTCTTCATTAGTTTTCCGATCAGCGCTACTGGCTTCATTGTTGGATGCACGTCGTTCTTTGTTGGTTTGTTCTCGAAGATTACCGTTGTCTTATCTTTCTGACTGTCAATAATCTGATGGATATATGTGATCAAATCCTGCTTCTTCATTGATTCAAAGTCCAGCTCATCTTCCAATAAGATGGTATCCTGACTCCTATCATCAATGAAGTAATGCGCAGCTCCTTCTTTCCAACCATAAAGAATGGGCTCGTGTCTCCACTGATAGTCCTGGCGGCCAAGAACAAATGAATTCTTCTCCCAGATCAGACACTCTGCCAACTTGAAACCTGCATCAGCGAATGATTTTCTAAATGCCAATCCTTCACTATCTGCATGGAATATATAAGCTGCTGCCCCTGGTCTCATAAATTCAAACATGGCAAGGAATGCATTCTGAAGGAAAACTTCAAAAGATCCTTCGTCCATGTTGTCATTTTTAATGGACCCATCTTTATAGTTAACGTTGTATGGCGGATCAGTGATCACGAGATCTGCTTCTTCGCTTGCCATTAGTTGTGAGACATCTAATTCTGACGTGCTGTCTCCGCACATTAACCTGTGACGGCCAAGAATCCAGATATCTCCTCTCTGTGTGACTGGTTCTTCGATCTCGTTGTATTCTTCTTCAGGATCAAAGTCATCTTCTTCGGCTTCCAGATCTTTTTCTAAACTGACGCATAGATCATCGAGTTCATCAACTGTAAATCCTGTTGATTCTAGGTCGTAATCATTCAGCTCTAAATCTAATAACAGATCTTTCAGCTTCAGATCATCCCATCGACCTGTGATCTTATTCAATGCAATATTGGCTTGTTTCTCTTTTCCTTTATCTCGAATCTCAAGAACGACAACCTCAGCCTCTTTGATGCCGAGGTCCATCATGACAGTCCGCCTCTGATGTCCTTTGATGATCGTTCCGTCGTAGTTGATTACGATCGGATCAAGATATCCGTTATCTTCGATGCTTCTTTTGATGTCCTGATATTCTTTATCCTCAGGACGCAGCGGGATTCTCGGATTGTATTCTGCCGGCTTTAAATCTGATAAGATTCGCCGTTCCATTCTCATTTCTCCCATGGATCATGCCTCCTTAAAGGGATTTTTTGGTTATTGCGTAACGAAATGTGAAAAAAATTTTTTGTTAAATCCGGTAAAGAATCGGGCCTTCCACGCGCCGTACCAATTATTTCCAGTTGTAGTACCTTGCGACCGTTCCTCTCAAAAAAAAGAAGAGGCAGCCTTTCGACTGCCTCCGCGCTTACTCTGCGCTGCTAGGGGGTTATTGATAAAAGGTCGTTCGTTGGAACATACAAGATGGCTCATGCGCGCGGCTTGTCTCTACCGTTTCACTGCCATGATACTATAATAACACATGTCATAGTCTCTTTTAGTCTCCTCTTTTATTTGTTTGCTTTCTTCCACGCTTCTGCTTATCTTTTCTTCCTTTGGCCAGCAACCTCTCACATGTGTACTCATCGTATGCTGGCGTATGGTCACTCACTATCTTTCTGATGCGTCCGTTCTGAAGCAGCAGGGCGATGGCTTTGTTGTATCGTTTGTAGCACTGGCTCCTACACATCGGGATGGCTTCCTGGATGTCCTGCCATCTCATGAGATCTATGTGTCTCATCTCACAGATGTCACGCTCCAGGCTGCCGTCTGGCAAGTAGTCCATGATGTCCATGACAGTTACGATCGCTTTGTCAATCTCTTCCTTCTGATGATAGATCTTCTCTTCAATGTCCGCCAGCTTCATCGTGATGCTGGCTGCACCGTTTGAACTTGTCCCTGATGAGTGTGGCAATGGATCATATCCTCTGCCGCCAATGGGGGACTCTCTTTCTAAATTTATCATCTTGAGTCTGCGGTCCAGTAAATTTTTCCTCGCCTTAGCTCGGTACGTCTGGCCAAGAATCCACTTAAGTACATCGGCACTTTGATCCTTCTCCTGTTGATTACTCTTTGCTGTCGCCATTCTTATCACTCTCCTTGTTGTCACTTGCTGCAAAAAAGTACGCCTTGCCACCAATTACTCTAAATTGGACGAGCTTCTTTGACTTATCATCCCAGTCGACGACATCGATTCCCCGTTCATGCAGGATATTGATCATGCTTTCAAGGCTGGCAAGCAGTACTGGTACTGGTGTCATTCTTATGATCTTCGTCATCGCATCTACTTTTTCTTTAATGCTCATCAATGCCTCCGATCTCTGATAGCTGCTGTTTGTAATGATCCTTTTTCTTTTCAAAGTAATCAATGATCAGCTCGATAAGTTCCGGATCTGCATCGACCTCGATTCCATGTGCAAACTCATAATGCGGCATAACCACCATCCTTGTTCCTTTAAATCTTAATGAAAAAAATCTTAGTTTCTGCCACCATTTCTTATGGTCATCCCTATCCTTCTTTGTTCGTTCATCGATCTGCAGCTTTTCTTCCCTTGCTTCTTTGATTCTTTCGATGATGTCTTCAATCTCATCATATTTTCGATAAATCTCACTTGCCTGTTCAAATTCTTCTATCGTCACTTTTACTCCTCCTCTTCTTTTAATTTTTGGCCACACCATGGGCAGTGCGGGTATTGTTTGCCGTTGCGCGAGAACATATTCCCGATTGCTGATATTCCGCAGTTTGGGCAAACTATCACCTTGTCTCCGAAGTCCAGACTCTTCTCTATTGGAGATTTTGGAACTTCTTTTTCTAATGCATTCATGGCCATTGCCCAGAACGCTTCCTGCTCATTTTCATCCGTGCATCCTCCTCCATTCATTTCTCTTTCTATGCATAATTTGAAACTTGCAATGTTCGCAGCTCGTTTAGCATCCATCTTCATCCTCCCCTTCTGATTTTTTCTTTGCATACATTCCAGCAAAGAATGGCGCTTCGCCTCTGTACAGTGCTGTAAACAATGAATCTGTCAGTGGATTCATTACATTTTCCTGTTTCCGCATTTCCTCCTGTTGCTGATCAAGAGTTCTTAACACTGTCACGATTCCCATCGCTGTCTGAACTGCAAGATCTGGATTATGAACCTTTTCTAATGCTCGCATATATGATTCCACATAGATGTCTGTATAGTCATGAATTTTTTCTTTACTAATCATCGCCTATTTCCTTTCTTGATTAATTGCTATCCCCACACTCATCTTGGTTTGCAGCTTCTTTAAAAATTTGATCTGATTCTTCTTTCATATATTTCGCAACATTCTTATATCCAATAGTATTACTATCTTCATCAAATCCTCTGAACCTTACTCTTGCCGGATGAACATCCATCATCTTTTACTAATACAATGGCCCATCCAAATGCATGGAGAATCATATTTATAAACCAAAAGAGCCCAGTATCTCTAAATTCTTCCCATGTCTTTTTCCTTATCATTGTTCATCCTCCTTCGCAAATAATGGGCTGATCGCCTCTTTTAATTTCTCACTTGTCTTTGGCCCGATTCCCTTCGTATTATCAATTGCCTGATAGATTGCTTCGATATCAACTCCTGGAACTGATGCCCGGCCATCTTCGTATCCATACCCATATATAATCTGGCAAAAATCCGAGAACTGTTTTCGATCATATTTCTTCACGCTTTTATATGTGGCTCTTGTGACTTCTGGCATTCCGCCCTTCTTATTTCTGTTCATATTTCTCCACCTCCGCGACAGCCTCTTCTGGCCATGTGACAAATTCTGCGGTTCCCCCTGCCTCTCTGATCTTCAGCACTGTCTGCTCCTGCAGCTTGGATCTGATTCCGACGACTGGACGCTTGACCTCGAATCCAAAATAATGACCCTTGTAAATCATGAGGATATCCGGGATTCCTGCCTGGCAGTATGCTCCTTGCGGTACTTTTCTGATAAAAGCTTCTGGATATTTCTTCTGCAAGCCGCGCTTGATCTTATCCTGATAATACGATTCTTTTTTGATCTGTTTCCTCAGGTCCTTCATGGCATCTTTCTTCGTCTTGATTTTCTTTGATGTCATAAAGTCTTCGATGAACTTCTTTTCATCAAATCCTTTTTCATATTTCTCTAACATCGATCTCATCCCCCTTTTCCTCAAACATTATGATCTTATTCTTTGCCATTGCATATCCCAGTTCTCTGTTCGCTCCTGGGCTTTGTTTCCAGTTCTTCAGCATATAAATCATGTCGCACTTTTTCAGTTGCTTCATGCCACTTTCCATATATTCCTCATAAGTCGGATTTTCGAGCTTCTTTCCTTCTTTGACTGGATTTTCAACAATGTATCCTTGCATCAGTAGTTCAATATGTGCATTTGTGAAGTTGTCCTCATAATCAGGATCTGAGGCAATTGGTCCTGCAATGTATACTCGTATTCGCGACTCTGTATTTCTTCGATCGATGATCTCGTCTGTTATTAATCCGAAGACAAACCCCAAAAAGAAAAACAGTATAAATTTTTCTAATTCCATTCTTTTATTCTCCTATCTTTTAATTGATTCTACTTCTTCAAATTCGATTCTTCCGCTTGCTTCTTCGTATTTTTTGTTTCCAGTCGTTGCTTCCAAGAAATGTGACGCTTCCTGATCCGCATTGTGAAGCAGCAGGACGAGTGGAAACTTTTCGCAGCTGGCATTGAATGCCTGAATCTGATTGTATGTGCAGTCACCCATTCCCATGTGCCATCTGATCGCATATCTTTCTTCCATGCTAAGTTTCATGAATTCTTCGATCATCATGACTGATTTTTCTCCATGACCATATGGATTCTTATCATTAACTGCATAGGTCGGCACTGTTTCCCAGATGAATTTCCCGTTGCTGTCTTCTTTGATCTGCCATCTTTGAGCGTTGGCCACTTTTGTCTTATCATATGTTTTTTGATTTCTGGTTCCTTCTTCGTAAAAATTCGTCTTGCACAGATCATGGAGCAGTGTCACGATCTTGAGTGAATCCTCATCAATTTTTGCGACAATATGTCCTGCGACTTTATAAACGAGACCATCTCCTTCCATCTCCAGCCTATGTTTCATTGCTTCGTAAACATTTAGACTATGCTGCAGCAATCCACCTTTGCATGATAAATGAAACTTTGTGCTTGCCGGTGCTGTGTAAAAGTCACTTTTTCTAATGTAATCCATGAGTTTATCAATTCCTGGGCGTTCGATCGTGCTCATTAATTCCTCGAATTGTTCGATGTTTGTTTCTCTGTTCATGTTTTTCTCCTTATTCGTTTAATATGGACACAGCTTCTGCCATTTCCACAAATGCTATGATTCCATAGATGATTCTTGATACGATTGATAGTTCTTTAAATTGGGATAATATCATGCATACTACACAGACGATCATTGTCAGCTTGAGCCTTCTTTCCCGGTTTTCTCTTCTGGTAAAGATTCGAGCAATTGCAGCAAATAATCCAATCACTGTGATCACGACGTTAATGTATTCCACCACTTTCTTCTCCTTCCTGCAGATATTTCTTGTATTCTGCTTCAATCCATTTCTTATGCTGATCGATCAGATACTGCGCTTCATCGAAGCTGTAATCTTTGTAGAGTGCCGTTCCGATCTTTTCTGCCAGGTGCTGATCAAAGTATCGTTTATTGATCTTATTTACCAGTGCTCTGCCGGCTGGATTTTTTTTTATTTTGATCTGCTCGAATACATAGGTTTTCATGTATGCCTGTGCTGCTTCCTTCAGGTCCTGCTTCAGTGCATCAAATGCAACCTTATACTTTGTCATAAGATCTTCTTTTGATATCTGCGTTTTATTAACTTCTATTTTTTTTAAGACCAACTGCAGCAGTTGTTTTTTCTCATCGACCGTCATATATGATCCTGATCGGAGCTTTGCTTGCAGTTCATTAATCCTCTGCGATCTCTTCTTCGCTGTCTCCTTCATTTGCTTCATCCTCCTGATAATCAAAAAGATGTTGATATTTTTTATCTGTCAGAACAACATTTCCATGCTCAGTGAATTTGATCAGATGCACTGTTCCACATTTTTCACATTTCACTGCTTCGTTGTTCCTGACACGCTTCAATTTTGCTCCGCATTTTAAACAAATCTTCGCTTTACGTTCAAATTTTGGTACAATTCTTTTGATTGCCATCGCTATTTTCACTCCTTTTTGTCTGATTTTGGCTTGTAACCCCTTTTGAAAATAAAAAGGGGTTACGCAAAAAGCACGTATTTATGCGGGTTGCGGGCATTTGTAACCCCGTAACCCCTTTTTTTCACATACACACCGTTTTTTTAGTTATGATGCATACGATGCATAAAAAAAGTGCATCGCATGCATCATAATGCAAATATCGCAGTATATTCTTATTTTAGGGGTTACAGGGGTTACATATCTCTTAAAGCCCCTGTTTATGCGGGTTTAAGTGTAACCCCTTTTGTAACTCCTTTGTAACTCCTAATTTTTAGGGGTTACAAAATCGGGCCGATTTTAAGCAAATGGCAGTGCTTCATTCATAGAAACTTGTTGAAACCCATCAGCTCCTGGAAGTGCTTCATTTGGTCCATTATCCACTTCATCTTCTTCGTTGCAATCCATGACATCTTCCTTCTCTGCAATCCTTCCGATGAAGAATTCGATAAATTTACACACCCTTCCATCAAATCTTTTCGGTACCTGATAGGTCTTTCCTTTGTGATCAGCCCTTTGCTTTGCTGTGATCAGTTGTTTGTCTGCCATGTATTTCAATGTCTTCCTCGCGCTGTACCCTGCCTTTGAGAGCGCCTGATTCAGTGCTGATGGGAAGATATAAGCAATGTTTCCAGATTCCGAGAACGTTCCGAGGCATGTCCCGATTGCCTTTTCTCCAAAGTACATACGATTCTGAAGAACCCAGTCTACTACGAATTGAAGTGCATTTTCGTTCACATCTCCTACATCTGTGTTCATTTGTTCCTGAAGAATCGATGCAGCCATCTGCTTTGCTCTTTTCCACGAATCGTCACGGATTTCTAGCTTTTTCTCAATTTGCAGATTGTTTTGGTCCGTTTTTTCCTCATTTTGATCCGGATTTTCTGAAAAAAACCACGTATCGATCATGGCGTCTGCCAATGCGACGGCCGAGATCCCGGCCACATGGCTTCCTGATTTTCCGTCCGCAATGCGCCCGACATACTTGAGCATTTCCTCGTATTTTTCACAAATACTCATTTCGCTGATCCCGACAATCTTTTCTATAAATTCAGGGCCAGCCCAGCCACAGTTATCTGCAGCCTGCTGATGCATCTCACTTGCTTCCTTCTCGTTGTCAAAAGGTCCGCCATAAATCTCGAGCACACGTGTGCTGACACCTGTCTGGGACGTTTCCGTCGATAACGGTTCCTCTCCTGTTGCCAGCGCCACCGTTCGCCACTGGTGCGTTGTCTGAAGACCTCCGCCTTTACTTCCTCTGATCTTTCCGGTTCCTGATGCGATCATATAGATTGTCTTTTCCAGGCTCTCTTGGTTTCTTCCTGCCAGCTGTCTTTCATCGATTCCAAGCGGTAGATCACAGAAAAAGCTCGCCGTCCTTTCCAGTCCGACCTGCGTCGCGTTGAAATTTACCATCAATCGTTCTGGATCACCCCATGCTGATAGTGCCGCTTTCAATGCTGCAGTCTTTCCGCCTTTACTTCCGCCCCAGTTATAAACAAAGAAGATTCTTTGTTTCAGGATCCTCAGGAGCGGTGCTGCAAAGCTTGACGCTAATATGAAGCGGAACTTGTCACGGCTACGGTGCTTCTGCATCAATCGGATCCATGCTTCCATTTCTCCATTCTTGCAATAAGCCATTGCCATTCCCTTTTGGCTTGGATCAATGTCTAACGCGATTCCTTGCTCTCGTCCCGGTATAAATCGTTTCCCTGGTTGCCATCCAAACGTGGACGTTGCGTCCGCTCTTAGAATCACATCGATGTTTTCTGATTCTAACGCTGATAGAAATCTTACGACCAGTTTGGCATTTTCTGATGTGACCGTGCATCCCATGTCGGCCAGGATCGTGATTCCTCGCGCTGTAAATATCGTAGATCTTGGGAAGATTCCTTTATGCCATACTCCGTCGCGTTTGAATGCGACCTCCATCTTTTCTTCGCCTGTTTCCAGGCTCTTCAGGCGTTGTGTCAGGATGATTGGCGTTCTGCAGACCATTTTGGGGCTGTAGTCCTTTTCGCTGATCTTGCTGATTCCCTTGTCTGAATAAATCCACCCTTCCGGCTGCCTTAGATTAACAGGTGCTCCTTTGACTGCTTCTGGGATTACTTCTGGTTCTTCCAGGTCGACTTTTTCTGCGTTTTTAATGAGTGACATGATCTTCTGGCCACCATCATCTTTTCCAAATTTGACATACACGTCAGATGGATCCTTGCATTCAGGAATGTTCCCACAGGTAAATTTATAAACGTCTCCCATAAATCCTGCATCTTTGAGCGTCGTAATTACTTTTTTGATCATGACTTCTCCGCCGTGATCCTGCTCTTGGTGTATGTAAACCTTTAAATCTTGCAGATGTTTTACCCAGTCCTGTCTAAATATCGTAGCTCCTGGAACTCCCAGACAGCTGATTGACATCATCCACATAGACTGGCTGTCGCTTTCGCCTTCCACGAGAACGACGTAACCACTTTGTTTGATCTGATGCAGTTTCCACAGTCCGTAGAGACACATAGTCTTTCCTGCGCCGTACTTCCATCTGAAGTCTTTGTGAGCGTATCTTTTTCTGAAGGTTAGCTCTCTTCCATCTTCGTTCATATACGGAATCTTCATATATGTGATCTTTGTTTTTCGATCGCGTTCTGTCGTGATTCTACAGTCTGTTTTTAGCCAGTCTTCAGGAAGTCTTTTTTCAAATGCATATTGAGCGACACTGTAGCATTTTGCCCTACGCTCTTGCTCTTGCTGATCTTCTTCGCTATATCCATTTTGTTCAAGAATCTGTTTATAGGCTTCCTTTGTATCGATGCCATTCATGCGAGCATAAAAATCGAGGTAATTGCCGCCGATATCCTCTGTGAAGCAGTGCCACATTCCTGTCTTTAAATTGACAGAAAAACTGGAGCTTCGGTCTTCATGGAACGGGCAGCAGCCTGTCATCTGATCTCCGGTAATATGTGCCTTTTTGATAACGCGCGAGTATTCAGTTTTATAATCGATTAGATTGTCAATATTAACCTCTGCGTTCATATTTCTCTCCTTCGCCGGGAGAAATTCTCCCGGCTATCTTACTTAATTAAATAGCACTTCTTCTTTTGCATCTGCCTGAACAAATCCGGCATTATTTATATCGATGACATCATGCATGTTTCTTTCTACAGTACCAGGAGGAGTCATATCGTAATCGCTGCCTGTGATTGCGATCTCTGTATATTTCTCCTTCAATTCTTTTCTCATTGATGCCGTAATTTTGAACATTTCAGCCGGCAGAATTCCTTCTTTGTCTACAACGACCTTGCTGTATTTAATATTGGATTTATTTGTTGCGACATCAAGCTTGAATTTCATGACCATGCGAGTGTATGGAATTTTGTTATGTCCCATAATTCTTGCAAGCTGGCGATTTACATCTTTGATGCTTGTTGGCGGAACACTTAAGAGGTAGACCCCTGGCATTCCATCGATCAGCATATAAATTCGTCTGATATTCTTGCATGGTTTCCCTGATCCATCTACTCCATATTCGTTATATGGACATGTGTCACAGTTGCACATTTCTCCAGTTTCTAATCTGACACCAACCTTTCCGTCCATGGAGCTGCATGTCGGAGCTTCGTTGTTTCCATCCTCTCCTTCTCCATATTTATGTTCCCAGTAAGCATTCGCACGGTGTGTAAAGACAATAACACCGCTGATTTCTTTCATGACTTCCGGATCATCTGGATCATCAGATTCCACCTCGAATGCTTTTCCCCCACCACTTGGGATCTTGATCTGTCTACAGATGATTCCGTTCTCTTCATCCAGATCTCCGAGTTCGTCTTCCAGTTCTGCCTTCAGTTCCTCATCCATTTCTTCCATTCCTGTTACCAGATTGAATTTTTCTACTGTTGTTAATTCGTTTTTTGCCATTGTTATATCCTCCTAATATTAAAGTCTTGCATCTGCGCCATTGAACATCTTGAATCTGATGACTTCCCTGAGCGAATGCATCATTTTTGTGTACTTTTCCTTGTCTCCTCCAGCAGCTGCATTAATCAATCTTGCATTGCTTTCAGCCATATCAATAACGATCTGAGTTGCACCTCCTGGGCATTCTCCGATCATAAAGGATTCGCAATGTGAATCTTCAATACTGATCGCGCATCCAAATACAAATGATCCTTTCAGATATTTTTCCTCGCCGTTATCCATTACGAACTTGATTCCTTTGATCTTTGAGCTAATTTTTTCTTTATTCTGCTCCATCTTCCTGCACCTCCGCTTCTGTATTTTCTTCTGCTTTTCCCTCTACTTCTTCGAACCCATCATCATTTCCTTCTTCGATCATCTTTTCGATCGGAGTTTCTTCCTCAATCTCAGAATAAACTTTGAAAAGGTCATTCATAACCTTATTGACGTGTGCAGCCATATTTGTTGCAGTATACACGACCTCTGTGACTGAATTGTAAAGAGAAGAGGCTGCTTCAATAGCTGCCTTCTCCCCAATATCTAATGTCACGAGAAAGTGTTTCATGGAATCTTTCACACCTTTTTCTTTTGCGGCTAGCTGTGACCACATGTTTGCTGCGATTCCGTATCCTTCATATCTGTTAGCAACATTTGGCAAATCATAACTTTTGAGCTGATCATATGCAAACTCTACAGAAAGCATAACATTTTCCTTCAGCTCACGTTCTCCATCCAATGTGATATTTAATTCCATCTGTTCATAGTTACTCATTTTAGTTTCCTCCTTTTGCTTTCTTTAATGAACTACTGCGTTTTTTTCTTCTTGCTACCTCGAATGTCTCATACTGATTCAGGATATCTTCTAGCTCTGGTCGAAGTTCTCCTTCTTCCTGCACCAAGTTCTTGATCGCAGTATTTAAGGTTCTTGCATTCACCTGTTCAACAATCAGATCTCCAAGACCTTGTTCTCTTAAAACCTCGAAGTAATCAAGTCCCGCCTCTGCAAGATCAGCGTTGGATTTTTTGCTGTATTCCGTCTTGTCTCTTAATGAGAACACGTAATCTCCTACAGCCATTTCTGGTACGTCTGCATCGATCATCTCCTGTGCAATGTCTCCCATCATGACTTTGATGTCTTGATTGTTCTCTTTTGTTTGTTTTGCCAGAATATCCTTTTTTTCAAGCAGCGCCTGGTATTCATTCAACATTTCCAGTAATTCCATTATTTCATTCTCCTTCTCATTGGGATTCCATGCATCTTTCTCCAGTTGTTTGTGTTTTGGTAGCAAAATGTTCTTAAATTAGCGCTTCCTACCGATATTTCGTGCACTCTTTGAATATTTTGTATGCATTCCTCAACTGGCGACCTCATCTGACGTTCAAGTTCTTTTGCATATAAAACATCTGTTACTTTCGCAACTTTTGACGGAGGTCTCTCCTCTGAAAACATCCTAGATTCTACTGCTGGAAAGATTTTATAAGCTGCGCTTATCCTCTTTGCGATTTTTGCAAGTTTACTTTTGACCTTTTCTTTTACATTCATTTGTTCCTCCTGTATAATTTATATTTGATGCTCGATTCCGAGCGATTCATCTTTTCTGCGATTTCCCTGATCGTATATCCTTCGTGTCTTAAAAACTTAAGCTTTGATTCTTCTCTCTCGGTCCAGTTGTATCTTGTAGCTACATCATGTTTTTTCTTTTCCTGGTACCAGTCGAACCTCATAAATAGTGAGTCGTCTGTGATCCTGGCCGCATTCCAATCTTCCAGATGTTCTTTCATGTAGTTGATAATGTCCTGATGCCGATACATGATATATGGCTTTTTCTTTATGCTTTTCAGACCTTTTTCTTCCCAGCTCTTTATGGTTCTGTTTTCAATTCCTAAGATCTTGGAGAGCATGTTTCTCGTGATCATATCAGAGTTTTGTCTAAGCCCGCCAATACCGAGCCGTTGCTGTTTTAAAAATACAGCGCTCACAGAACGATTCAGCTTTCTTGCGACAGTTGGTAGTGGATACTTAGCCGTCATCTCTTCCAGGGCTGATATCTCTTTCGCAGTCCATGCCGGTGCTCCCATCTGTTTCCTCCTTAGGCTTGTATTCAAATTCAACCCTTCTGACAGTTCCGTCATCTTCGGTATGTACATTCATATATGTAAGTTCCAATTTATCATCTATAAGCTCTTTTATTGACTTGCTGTACATTTCATTTAATTTCATCTGTTTCCTCCTTAATCAAAGTAATCTCTCCAGTTGTCTACGACCGTTTTGGCCATGTCTTCTTTTTTACTAAGTGCCTTATTAATCATTTCATCGACTGTTTTTTCAACTTCCAAATCAATGTAAGTACAAACGTTTCTTTGGCCAATTCGATGAATTCTTGACAGGCTCTGTGAATATGTCGCATAGTTGTAGTTTTTGCTATAATAAACACACGTATCTGCCCCAGTTAACGTGATTCCTGTTCCTGCAGTATCGATCTGGCCAACAAAGACCATTGTGTCCGGATCTTCCTGGAACTGCTTTACCAGTCCACCTCGAAGCTCCTTTTTAATGTCTCCGTAGATTGCTACCTGTTTTTTGTTTTTCGGCAGCAGCTTGTCCACCATTTCGATTATCGCTTTAACCTCTGGAATAAATCTTGCGAATATAACAAGTTTCTTTTCGGAGCCGATGACGTAGTCTTCGATGATATCGGCTAGCGCATTCAGCTTTGCTTTGTTCACTAGGACCGGCGTTTCAGAATCATCTTGCAGCAGGAACCCTCCGGTTAATTGCTGCAGTCTTAAGAGCTTTGTCAAGACCGTTGTGGCCGTGATATGATCACCTCCATCAAGATCTGCATAGCTGTCTCTTTTGATCCTGTCATAGAGCTCTCTGTCCTTTTTATCAAACGCGATCTTCCTTACCTCAAATGTCTGTTCTGGGAGATCGATTGCTTCATCTTTTGTGATCCTGAATGCGATCGAATGTTCTTTCTTGATCAGACCGTCAAGGTCCTTGTACCCGATGATCTGCTTCCGATTAAAGCCTCCCATGATCGCGTATTTGTTTTTAAATGCATAAAAGTTCTTTCCAAAAACTGAAGAATCTAAAAAACGGTACTGGCTGAAGATGTCGATCGCGTTGTTCTGGACTGGTGTTCCGGATAAGATCAACTTGTATCTTGCCTGATCGCCTAGTTCATGAACTGCTTTACTCTGCGCTGCATCATGCGTTTTGATTCTCTGGCTCTCATCGCAGATGATCAGATCAGCATCAAATTCCTGGAGCTTTTCTTTGATTCCTTCTCTCCACGTCGATTCATAGTTGATCACGGCCACCTTCATCGCCTTGAAGGGGAACTGCATCAGATCATCCAGTGCTTTGATTCTTTCCTTCTTGGCCCCTAGGAGTGTCTTGCAGGTATACTTAAATTCTGCAAATTCTTTAAATTCTTTCGGCCATACAGCCACGACAGATGTTGGTGCGATGATCAGAACCTTTTCGATATATCCCATCTCGTATCCGGCTCCTGCGATTGCCAGTGCGGTTAAAGTTTTACTCAACCGCAGCCCATTTCAAATAAGAGTCCAAACCCTTTATTAATATCGGCTGCCATTTCATCATCTCCTTCCTATATGAAAACTCCAGATTCTTCTGGATGTTCTTTGTGATATTTCAAATGTTCCGCCTGATTTTTAAATACCATCAGATTCTCTGGAGCATTGTCATGTTTATTTCCATTTATGTGATGAACAATTTCCCCAGGCTTTAGCGGCCTTCCGAGCATATGCTCTGCTATAATTCTATGTTCATGTTTCCCATATTTCTTTTTATAAGTATCTTTCTTCAGCTCCCTTCCTCCTAAAGCTGCTTTAGACCTTGTGACCGTTAGTTCATCTCTTGTCTTTTTCTCTATTAAGCTCCTTGCAAGATTCCCATCTTTTTTCTGATTCATTGGATTATCAGTTTTATTGAATTTATGCATTCTTTTGCTTGTAAAATATTTTGAGCATTCTTTGCTACAGAATATGTGAGTTCTGATTTGAGATGGATATCTCTCTATTTGTTTTCCACAATGCTCACATTTAACTGTTATTTTCATGTTGCTCATTGTTACCACCTCATTTTGCTTCTACGGTCTCAAATTCTGCCAGATCATTTTGTTCCTGAATGGACTTTCTTATCTGATCGGGCGATAAATCTTTGATTCCGTTGTATTTGTATTTTCCCCTTTTATCTCGGTAATACCTTTTCATATAAAGGGGATTTTGCATGCGCTCATACTTTCCTCGACAGGCTAGTGCTGTGCGATCAAGCTTTTCACCGATCTGTGACCAGTCATATCCTGCTTCTTTCATGTCCAATAAGCGCATCTCTTCTTCTTTTGTCCACATCTTTGTTGGACTTCTTGGAGGCTTGAGTTTAATTCCCAAGTCGTGCATTCTTCGTTTGACTGCACCTTCTGAATGCTTTAATTCTTTTGCTATATCAGAATAGCTGTATCTTTGCGATTCAATCATTCTCTTGAGCTTCTGATCTTCCAGTTTGGTCCACTGTTGATTGTGGTGGCCGATTCGCTGTCTCTTGTCGTAGTCGATTTTTCTTTTTGCTGATACCCACTCCGGCTCTGCTCCGAGTGAATATGGTTCAAAGTTTGAGAAATCCATTCGATCTTTATCTTCTTCTACCCACTTCCAGAAGTCGTCAAGATCTATAACCATGAACGAATTGTTTTTGACTTTATGCTTTTTGACTGGTATTCCTTCCTGAATGAGTTTATTTTTTGTGTACCCGCCTACTTCGTACCCATAGATCGTTGCTAAGAGCTCGTTGAGTGTTACACGGCTGTCACTCTGCAGGTGTGCTCCCAGCCCCATGCGACTCGCCTTCAGCATTACGGCGGCCTGTGATCGGTTGAGCTTTTTGGCCAACGTTACAATTGAGACGTTTCCCCATTGGTCCTGAAGGTAGTTTTTTTCAGCTGCGGTCCAGTTTCTGCCTCTTGTCAATCTTCTTTCACCTCCAGTTCATGGATCTTATCTATCAATGGCATTAGCTCATGTTCCTTGACTGGATAATCTTGATATGTAACATTTTTTGCAGTATCTTTATATTTGCTATAAAACTCTTTTGCCAATTGTAACGATATCTCTCCTTTTCTGTTATCAATAAATTGACTTTGACTTCCGCCTTGGTATTCGACCGTTATTTTCCACATTTCTCTTTACCCTCCGATTCATCGACTTTTTGCCAGTTGATCCTTGTTTTGCAATTCGGGCACCAGTCATCTCTGAATTTTCCATTTAAAAGCAAATGTGAGCATGATGGGCACAGATAAAGATCCCCGTGTCCATGTTCATAAGTGCGTGGTGTTTTTCCTTGATATCCATTTTCAAATTTTTTCGTCAATTCCTCAGCTCCTGAAGCTGATTGACACATTGACATGAAAAAGATTCCTGCCACAAGCCCTATAACTCCTCCGCTTAGAAACCCTATGATCATTCTTTTTCTCCTTTCTTTGAGTCTACCATCTCGAATGTTAAAAGGGCCATGTTGGCCGCTCTGACCTGATGCTGGTATAGTTTTTTTGTTACTGGATACGGATATAAGGCTTCTGGATTTTCTTTGATCCGCTCCTCATCCACCCTGTTTTGGATCGTATTGAGTTTCTGTCTTAACTTTTCGATCTTCGGTGGTAGATGGATGATCTCGGCCAGTTTATTCATTAATTCAAGATCACAGTCACCGACTAATAGCTTTGTTCTGCGGTCCCTTCTCATCTTTCCCCAGGAGGTTATAATGGCTCTCTGCACCGTGTCCTCATCCTTGATCAGTATCCTTCCTTTTTCTAATGCGATCATCATCGCTTATGTCACTTCCTTTCGTTAATCTTCTTTTTCCAGCTGAATCAAACGGCCATTGCTTGCCTGCGTGATGATCTCTGATGCGATCTCGCTCATTGACAAGGTTGACTGGTTGTAAATCTCCACCAGATCGTTGTATGCTTCAGCTGAGATTCTTACGATCTGCGAATTGCTGACTGGCATCAATTTTCTTGCAGGAATCTTGATACAGATCTTTCCGCAGTTCGTGTTTACATGATTGTTTGTTCTTCTTGCTTTTCCCATAGTTCCATTCTCCTTTTATTAAACCCTTTTATATTTTCATGGCCGGCCAGACTCTGCCTTCCGGCCATGTTGTTACCTATTTCTCTTTGTAGAAAGTGTGGCATCCATGTTTGAATAACCTTTTTAGATTTCTTGTATGCCATGTACTTCCTGATGTCATTTCGAAGTATGTAGCTCCCTGGCTTTTATCCCAGTCATGTTTTTTTACAAGAATCAATGCGTTATAGCAATCTGCATCCGGCTTCACCTTCTTGTATCTGCCATTCCAGTACGGTGTAAATGCATTCTTTTGGCTGACAACTCCCTTGATCGTATCTGGAAAATGTTCATCTTCTACCCTGTTTAAGATGACTCTGATCACCAGTGCTTTTCCTTCTGTGTCCTGATCTTCTGCCTCTGCCATTGCCATCTTGGCCAGAATATAATCATCTTCGCTTTCAAACGCTCCCTGCTCTAATTCATCGACGTTGCTAGGTAGTTGCTCCATGGCCAGTTTGGCTTGTTCCTGCTGCTGCTTCTCATCTTCTTTCTGGACTTGTTTCAGCAACTTTTGAAAGTTCTTTTCTTTTTTTTGTTGATCTGATTCATATTTCACCCTTGCCTTATCCACATTTTCTTCAGCTTTTATCGTTTTTAAGTTATCCACATTTTGTTGTTGATAACCTGTTGATAAGTTGTTGATAAAAATGAAGGACAGCGCCATCACGCATCCTGTTGCTGCTGCAAGTAGCAATTCGCAGTGATCTTTTCTTGCTGTCTTTCTCTTTTTTGTAGTTGTTCTTTTTCTCTTTACGTTCCTTCTCGTCTCCACTCATGGACCTCCTATCTGTGCAGGGTGATCTTTTCTTCAGGTGCATTCTTTTTTACAAATACACTGATGTATTGATCATGGATCTCACACAGCCATTCTTTCGGATTCTCTCCTATCATGGCCAGTAACTCTTTCTGATCTCTTGTCAATCTCTTTGGTTGTTTCATCTGCGCTTATCACTCCTTCTTCATATGCTTTTCTAATTACTCCATAAACTGGTGAATCTTTAGGGACGATGTATCCTTCTATGCTGTCTCTCCTTGTTCCATCACTCATTACATGTCTAACTGCCATATATCTTCCCTTCTTTCTATCTCTTAAGGATTTAATTATTAACTCCCTAGGCTTCTTGGGTCCGGCTGTCTGATACAGGTTCTCCAAAGCAAATGTTGGAAGAACCTGTATCTGTATCAACTCCCTGAGTATCCTTTGGGGTAGCCGTGTGCCAGTTGCCTGCAGTGTTGGTTTTTCATGCCAACCATCCGTATTGAATCGCGCCCACCAGCCCACGCTCCGGATGTTCTCTCTCTGGTGTTCTCATCTGCCTCCAAGCCAAGAGTTTTTTACTTGGGTTTGTGCTTTCCACCCCAATGTCGACGATTCCCCGCAGGCGTCGGCAGCCTCGCCGAGTGGACTTATCTGCATCGGCTCCACCAGACCTACGTTTTTTGAGAGGTCGTGCTTCCCTCTTTGGGTATTTAGTTATCTTTTGTTTGTGCAGCTTCTACGCCTGCTGCGAAGGCGTCCATCAAAAGCAATAAAATATTCTGATCCTTTTCCGGCAGTTTCTGGTAAGTTTCCAGGGCTTTCTGCATCTTTGGATCTGAGTCCAGAAGGATTAATGCCTTTGTTGTCTCGTTTGTAATGCTTTGTGT